TGAAAGCGTCATTAAGACCTCCAGAGAAATCTTTTAGACCATAGAATGCTTTAGGCATGCATAGCCCTCTTTACCCAGCCATAATAATATTTTTCTAGCTTTGGTCGGGTCATTGCCAATCTAGCATATTCCATAATTCTATAAGCCCTCAACCTATCAGGTTCTACTTTCTTAGTAGCTTTAATTGTATTGGGTCCAATCTTACCATCTACTTCAATCTTGTCTTTGTTCTTTCCGTTACAGGCGCGTTGTAATATTTTGACAGACTTTGATATACCTTGATTTACAACCATATCAAAATACTGACCTTGTAATTTATCTGGCAATCGCTCAACTTTGGCTGGCAACCAATACTCATCTTTATATATTTCTACGGCATCATCCATTGTAAGGTTCTTTATATCAACCTTTGGATATGCTTTTTTAGAAATACCATATTTTGTCTCTCCGCCGGGGTCATCAGGGTCATTTACATATCCACCCTCACGACCAATTACCTTAGTTATCTCTTGATAAAAAGGCATTATTTTTTCTTCATTACTTTCACGCCCATCAAAACCTTTTTGACAGCCGTCCATACGAGGTCGTCCATTTTGCTGGGTGACATGGCGACTACCTTGTCTACTACAAGAATACCTATTGTTACGTATTCCCAGTTGCTTAGTATTACATCCATTATACCATCTCCTATTTAAATAATATCCAATCTGACGCGGTAAAATTAACATTCGGGTCATCACCTTCTTCTTTTTCAGGGTTGACAATTTTGTCATTTTTATCGTATCCTTCCCAACTGCATCCCTCATAGAAGAACATTACAAAAGCAAAAACGAAACATATCCCAAGCGTTGTTGCAAAAGCATTCCCAAATTTTTGATTCCAATTCTCCATATCCTTAATATCTTTGTTCGTTATGTCGGGTTCTCCCCTCCATGTCTTTACTATCCTCATTCATTTACAATCACAATTTTCACATTCACAATTTTCACAATCACATTCATTAGTCATTTTAATTACACTTCCTATCGTTTTCTTATTCCAATTTTTTCCAATAAAGATTTATTCTCTTGTATAAGCTCTTCGTTATGATGCTCAATCTCTTCTACATGCTCTTTTTCCATCTGGTCTAGCCTCATCTGTATCCCTACTATCTCATCGTGTATCTGCGTTATCCTAGTCCCGTGGTCATCAAGTGTGCTACTGACTTTAAAATAAGAAGCCGTAAGCAAAACAGAAGCTGTGATAATCTGTATGAGCCACTTGATATTGATGTTGACATGAAGGCTATCATTGAGACTAGTCATTCCCCAAACACTACACTGCTAACCAAAGCAAGAACAGACCCAAGAATAACACCAACAATCGAACCCAACCCCCGAAGCCACGATACCTGCTTCGTAAGTTCAGATTGGCGCACATCCATTCGTCCAAGATTTTCCTTAATCCATTCGACATCATTACGTACGACGGATAAATCAGATTTTAAACTTTCTCTCCACTCAGTCAATTCAGCATTGTTCATCAGTATCTTGCCCAACATAAGTCCAACCATCTGGAAAACTAGTTTTCACTTCTTGCTCCACGTCGTCCACGAAAATCCATTTTGTTTTAGGTGGCGTTGACACGTATAAATCAATAGAGTTATGAGCACTCCCCAGAATACGTGTGGTGCTACCTGTCTTACCGATACCAGTAGCATGGCACTCACAACTGCAATCGCACACGCTGTCACTGGGTCTTTCATTAATCATTGCTTCTTAATCTCTCTACTTCTTTTTCAAGAGTATCAATTCTAAATACATTAGCCTGTATATCAGCCTGTAGTGCATACCACATACCTAGTAGGGATATAAGACCAGTCACAGCCGCCACCATAGTTTGGATTGACAACGTGAATTTTTTTTTAAGTATCTCCTCATCAGGCACAGGTAGTGTAGTAGGTAGTGGTGCTACCTTAGCCACAACCGGCTTCGGAGCAATCTTCTTCTGTAAAATTTGTTTCTGTAATAACCTATCACGCTTTGACTTCTCTCTCTCAGACTGTGCTTCCTTAGCTTCCTCTAACATGACCCCGGTTAAGTCTTCCACTGTGACATATCCAGCGGCAACTAGA